AAGAAATTAATAGAAGAGATGAAGATTTATATACAGGATTATCGAAAGATATATTATATGATGTTGCTAAATCTTTTGGATGGACTCTACAATCAGGCTTTAGTACATCTGAATTATGGAAAGCATTATTAGGTACAGATGAGACTGGATCTTACCAAACTGGTGGAGATAGTAATCAAGTTTATGTAAAACAAGATTCATACTCACATGAAGATATTGAAAAACAAACTTGGAAGAGAATAATAAACAACTTACCTTATTTATTAAAAACAAAAGGTACAGCAAGAGGTGTACAAGCGTTATTAGCAACATATGGTATACCACAAACAATATTAAATGTAGAAGAGTTCGGTGGCCCTAATAAAACAAGACCTAGTGAAAAGCGTTCTATAGAAAAGTTTAATTATGCTGCAAAAGTGAGCGGATCTACTAGATTTGTTGCAAGTCATTATCAAATTGATACTAGTGAAACACCAACCCTATCAACTGGAGGAGCTGATAGATGGCCAAGTATGTATGAGTTTAGATTGAACACTCAAACTACTCAAAGTCAACATTTAGCATCAACGTTACCATTTTTAGTAGCAGGATCTTTCAATGGAGGAAAATGGTACCCTAATTGGGCACTAATTCTTGAACACTCACACTCTGCAGCAGGAATGGATTCACCTGATGCAATTGCAGCAGGATCTGCTTCCGTTTATGCTAATTACGGTAGGTTACAATTACAAATTTCTAAATCTAACGGAACTATAGTAAGTCACTCAACCGATTATGCTCCTTTTTATGATAATGACTGGTGGAATATATCTGTAGGAGCAAAAGAATCAACAGTCGCAGGAGAAACAAATACATTTGAAGTACGATATGCAAAAGTTCCTGAACATACTGATAAATTAACTCATACAGGTTCAGTAACAGTAGAGCTCGATTCAACGTATGCAGATAGTTGGAATGCAAATAACTTAATTCAGTTTTTCGGATCTGGATCGCATGGTTCTGTAACAGGATCATGGTCAGCTTCTGTTTGGCCTACAACAGGATCAGTTCAAGAACTACGTATGTGGGCAGAATATATAAATGATGATCCATTCCATCAACACGCATTTGCACCAACTTCTATAGTAGGTAATACGGTACAAATGGCGTATAACGACCTAATTGTAAGATTTCCTGCAGGATCAGATTTAATTACTACGAATTATGGATCTGGTAATACTGTTTTATATGAGGCAACTGAATCGATGCCTAGAACTGAACGTGTTAGAAATACAGTAAATAGTAATTTCAATCATGATCTTATACTTTTTGGAACCTCTCATGGATGGACCGATGTAGGTAGTGATGTCTTATCTCAATATAAGCGTGTGAGAGAAACTTACTATGTTAATGTACCTAACACAGCTGGACCAAGAGGTAGTTCAAATAAAATTAGAATTGAAGATAACACGCTACGTACCGATTTATTATCAAATAACCAATCTTTCGAAGTATCATCATATGATTCTAATCCTTTAGATACAGAAGATTTAACAGTAACATTATCACCAGCAGATCAAATTGATACAGATATATCAATGCAATTCGGTGGGTTTGATTTACAAGATTATTTAGGTGATCCACGTGATAAATATAAAAGTGAATATACTTCATTAAGAGATACAAAAAATCTATACTTTAAAAAGTTTAGTAGTGCTTATAACATTTGGGCATTTATGAAATTATTAAAAAGTATGAATAAAGGATTATTTAGACAGATAGAAACATTATTACCAGAACGTGCTGACTCTCTAGTGGGTGTTGAAGTTAGACCTAATTTATTAGAGCGTATAAAGATACCATCACCAATATCTATGTCACAAGAAACAATGTTCTATACTGGAAGCATTCCTGCTACAAGCCGTACGAGCGGTTCTTGGTTAGATGCTGTTACAGGTGATGCAAATTCTGCAGGAATGTATAATAATAGTCAATATTCACATTTAACAGCACCTATTAATATTGGAGCAAGATCATCACAGCAAGGTATAGCTGGAAATAATAGATTTAATTTAGGTAGTGAATATATAGGAGTATCATTTACTGAAGCAACAATGTCTAGCCAGCAGACTTACGTATCAAGTTCAAAAATATTATCTGGCGGTGATGAATATAAATTTGTCCCTACATTTAATATTTATACACCACCTATAGTAACACTAGCCCCTGCATCACCAACTAAACCAGTAGGTCCAAGTAATAAAGCATTGAGCAGTATATATCCTAAAACAACAGATATAAACCCTTGCTATTTTAACAGCCCAGCACAGCGTAGATTAATTTTTGATGGAACAAGAATGACAAGCCCAGGATTTAATCAACCATCGACACAAACAATAGATGGAGGACCTGTAGCAGGATTTATTCTTACAAATCCAAATTCATTATATGTAGCGGATCCTACTGATTTACCACCATCATTAGATAATTCACCTACAAGTGTTCCAACAGTAGCTGTAGATCCAGCTGGAATGCCAGTTTCATACACACCAGAAACTACATTCAAAGGATCGTAATAAATTAATTTATTAACGAAGATAAGGTAAAAAGTAAAAAGGCATATATTTATTATATATAACGCGTAAAGGAGATAACACATGGGATATTTAGACAATTCATCTGTAACAGTAGATGCAGTATTAACAAAATTAGGTAGAGAGAGACTTTCCAGTGGACAGTTGAATATCACTAAATTTGCATTAGGTGATGATGAAATAAATTATAGTTTATATGATACATCACATAACTTAGGTTCTGCTTATTATGGAGAGGCTATAGAAAGGATGCCTGTATTAGAAGCATTTTCTAATGACCCACAAACGTTAAAATATAAGCTGGTAACATTACCAAAAAATACACAAGTATTACCAATTGTATCTGTTACACAAACAAGTGTAACTTTAACAAATCCTGGACAACTTACAACTATATCTCCACAAACGTTAAACATAACAGGAGCAAATTCACAAAACGGGTATGCATTTACAGTTGCAAATACAGATATTGTAAAAATGGAAGCAGCAGAGTTAGCTCCTAATAGTCCTGCTAATCAAGTTGTACAAGCACCGACAGGTCAACAACTATCAGCTACTATTAATGGATTATCTATTACATTAACAGCATATTCTATAACGCAGACTACTACTACAACATTAACTATAACAGGTAATGACACGGGAGGTACAGTATCTATACCGATAACGATAAACAGGGATACATCACTAGATTAAGGAGATAAAATATGTCATTTACAACATTCGAAGCTGACGACGTAATACAAGGAAATATTGTACGAGGAGTAACATCAACTGCATTTAGTTCTAATGCTAGTTCTTTAACATCATTCCATACATCATCAGCACAGACTGCATCTGACGCTGGTGTTTATCAATGGGATTTATATAATACAAGTCCGCAAGATAACACAACAGCTGAAGTACAATTTAGTGTTGCATACGGTCAATCATTAGGATCTGGATCAAAAGGTCAAACAGGCGCATCAGCGACGAACACACCAACAAAAGCTGTATATAGTCAATTCAGACAATTACTTCT